GCATCGGCGGCCGCCGTGGATGCTGTCCAGTAGGTGCGATAGGTCTTGCCCAGCACCGCGTCGGTGTAGGAGCAGCCCATGAAGATGCCGAGAATGCCGGAGTCCGTGGTATCGGCGCCAGATGTGCCGATCGTCGTGGTCTCAGCGCACTTCTGCAACGAACCATCGGAGATCAGGCGAACCAGATCCCCGCGACGCAGTTGCACGGCGTAGCCAGTTGCGATCGGGTACTCACGCGCCACTCCCGCATAGGGAAGGCCATCACGCCGTTGAACCGGCTCGAAACCAAAGGGCTTGGTGTACACAGGCATGTCAATCTCCTTGTTTCAATCGATCAGGTCGGCGCGATGCAGTCGTATGCATGCGTGGCAACACCGTAGGTGACGAACAGTGCCGTGTACGTGGTCAGCGTTGCGGCTGAGTCAGGATCCACATCGATCACACGCATAGGCAGCGTTGCTGTGGCAGCAATGCCAGAAATCGCGATGTCTGACGTCTTCGTCTTGGTCGTGTTCTGCTCGATCGCCACGTTCAGCCCGATCGTCGCCGCCCGGGTCTGTGCCGAGACAGTGACGCCGCTCGAGACGTAGACCGCGCGAAACACGAGCTTCGGGTCATCGGCGATAAACGCCATCGCATCGGTTGCTGCTGTGCTTGCCGTCCAGTAGGTGCGATAGGTCTTGCCCAGCGCAGCATCGGTGTACGAGCAGCCCATGAAAACGCCCATGATGCCGCCGATGGAGGTGGGAATCGTGTCGGTGTCTATGGCCTTGATGAGCGCCCCGCTCGTATTGACACGGACCAAATCCCCCTGACGCAAATTCGTGCCATACGCATTCGCAATCGGGTACTCCCGCGTCGCCCCCGCGTAGGGCATTCCATCACGCCGCTGCACCGGCACAAAGCCGTTTGGCGAGGTGTAAACAGGCATGCTGTCCTCCTTGTTGAAACGCGCGGTACCCGACCGTAGTCAGGAACCTAGCCCAAATTTCGAAACCTTCGTCGTCCGATTGTTGAAGATCGGCATCCGACTGTCTGTCTGCTCGTTCATCAGCTGCTGGTCAACCGACTTCATCTGCTGCGTCGTCAGCTGCTCGTAGTACCGCTTGCGCGCTTCGTTGCGCTCCACCGGCAACCTTGCAAGAACCAACCCGCCAACTTCAATTATCTGCGTCTGCCCCCGCTGCTTCGGGTCTGCAAACAAGGCCAGCTCAGGATGCTCCTTCGGGTCGACAGGCTCCCACCCTTCGCGCATGTGCCTTGACATGTTGACTGGATCTTCTTGGCCGAGATACGACTTGCGCAGCCACCGGTAGACAAAGCCATCTGATTTCTCCGGTACCGGCAGCGTCGCTGCTGGTTGCCACGGAGTCGGCCTCTCTTCGACGGCGCGCTTGAGCGATTCGCGCGGTGTACGGTCTTGCGTTGTGGCTTCAGGCATTGCGGTTCTCCAATTCGACGACGGCGGCTGCATACTGTGCTGGAGTGACTCCCAGCCGTTTGGCCGTCTCTGCTTCCGACTTGGAAAGGGTCACGACCCTTTTTCCAGAGGCTGAGCGTCTCACTGGAGCAACTGTGGATCGAGACTGCTCCGCACGTGTTGTCGGAGGAGGGCTCTCGAACTTGTCCGGGAAGGTTTCCCGTAGGCGGCGATCGATGGTGCCGTAGTACTCGTCGGGATCGGATGCTGCTGTCACGCCGTCAGCGGCCAGCTCTGCGTCAACCCCGTATGCGAAGCCTGTCATCGCCTTGTCGACCTCGAACCACTGGTTCTTGGAGGCCCATGCCTGCGCCCGCGGATCGGGTTTTGGCACTTGCGGCGAGCGCTGCGGCTCGGTTTGCCGCGTTTGTACACCCGAATCTTGCGGTTGTCCAGCATTATTTTGCTGCCACCCCACATATCGCTGCTCTTCCATGACGGCGCGCGTCATGTCTTGCGTCGCATCGGCGATCGCATCAGCATCGAATGCCTCGGTAGCAGCCTTCAATTTGGCACGCGCAGCTTCGATGCCAACTTTGGCCTTGTCCTGCATGCCCGCAACAAACACTTTCTCGCCGGCCGAGTAGCGCTGCTGCAGCGATTCAGCCTGTGTCTTCATGCTCTGCGCATACTGCAGCGCTGCTTCGCGTTCACGTTCCGCCTGTTCGGCAGTACGGCGCTGGTCGTGCAAAGCGTGCTTGAGTTGCTTGATGCGTTTCTGCACCCCTTCGGAGTACTGCGCCAGCTCTTCATCGCTGGGATCCGCCGCCGCCAACTTCTCCTTGCTCAACGGCGCGCGGCCCCGGTCTTGCTCGGGGGTGTCATCGATGATCTCGAGTTCGACCTCGTTATCTGGCGTTACAATTTTGATGTCGTCTGGGTCCATACACTACTCCTGTGCGCTCTGTGAGCGATTAGCGAATAACTCGTGTGATGCCGCGCGGGTCTTCCACTATGGCTTCCACGGTATCGTCATTGATAAGCCGATGCTCAGCACCATAAATTGAGACACGCGTGCCTGAGTAAGATCTCATGACTATAAAGTCCCCCACTTTACACCATGGGCCATTAGGGAACTTGGCTTTATCCGCGTAGCAATCCGGGCCCATTGCAAGCACGAATCCTACGGTCGTCATCACTTCTTCTTGCGCGCGTGTGACGTCGGCTTTCACAAGCCCATTATCAAACGCCTCTGCAGAACGCGGGATGGCAACGAGAATCTTGTACCCCGCTGGCTTCGGCAGCATCTTCGCCTTCTGCCCGTCTTCCGCAAGCCGCGCCCGTGCTTCAGCGCCGGCCGCGCCTTCTTGCTTGATCGCTTCCGCGGCAACGACGTTGCCTTTCACCCCTGGGGGAAGGATGAGTTCTTTAATCATGATCATTTCCTTTCTCAAGTCTTTCTGCAGCGTCAAGAAGTAATCTCTCCGCGATGGCAAGGCCGGTAATTTCGCCAACCATGTTTTGATAATGGTCGAACGATCTTGCGGCCCCGGTAGCGAGCGCATCCGCTCGTTCATTCATCTGCGCGCGAAGTTCCTTGCGGATCTCCGCAGCGAATTGGACAACGATCATTCAGTTCCTTTCGTGGGTTCAGGCTGTTGACTCTGTGCCTGTCGATCAAGCGTCTTGTGGTGGGCGTCGGCGCCCATCTGCGCTCCTGTGAGGACTGCCTTGTGGTGCAAGTCCTGCTTCTTGTGCTCGCTATGCACGGCGAGCTGCGCGCCGGTCAACACCGCCTTGTTGTGGTTGGCGTCGTCGGCCATCTGCCCCTTGGCTGCGATCTCGAGCCGGCGCAGCATCACGTCGTCCGTGTGCTTCTGCCGGGCGAGCGCGTTGTCGTCCACCTGCTTCTGCTCCTTGAGCCTCAAGTCCTGCTGCTTGAGCTGCAGCTCCTGCTTCTGCATCTGCAGCACCGGGTCTTGAGCCGCCTGCTGGGCCTGCTGCTGCGCCGTCTCTGACTGGCTCTGCTGCAGCACCTTGGATGCCGCTTGTGCAAGCACACTGGCCAGCTGGTACTCCATCTCCTGCGGGATGGTGTCGTCCTCGGGATCTGGCAGCGCCGTGCCCATCGCCTGCTCCATGCGCTGCCGGTAGGCGTGCGCCACATGCTCAGCGAGGTGAGCTTGTCCTGCAGCCATCAGCATCTGCGCTTGCGGGTTCTGCCCCAGCAGCTGCATGATCTTGGGGTCTTGCATAGCTGCCGTGTGCACGGCGATGTGTGCCTCATGATCCTGATAGGCATAGACCTTGACCGGCTTGCCCATCAGCACCGCCATGTTCTCCGTCACCGGATCCTTGGGCTTGCCGTCCTTGAGCGCTGGGATGAGTCGCTCGGGGTCGCGCACCCCGATGACGCGCAGCATGTCGCCGTGCAGCTCAGGCAAGTCGTAGATCTGTGGCGCCGTCGATGCCAGCTGCAGCACCGCCTGCTGCGTGACCACCCGCTGCGCCAGCGTGGACGCGTTGGGGTCGGACACCGGGATGATCTCCACGATGTCGTAGTCGGCCTTCTTGACCTTGCGCGACGGGTCGACGTCGTAGGCATACTCAACTGGCGCCGTGTCCTTCACCAGCGCCTTGAGCAGCTTGAGCTCCGCGCTGAGCGTCGCATGCACCCGCGCCTGCACCGCGGACATCACCTTGAGCGTGCGCTCGAGCACCGCGAGCGTCGTGCCCACCGGCGTGTTGCCCGTCATGTCTGCCAGCTTGGTGTCCGCGGTGGACGCCGTGCGCCGGCCCGCCTCCGTCACTCGGTCCAGCAGCTGCAGGAGCACCATCGACGGCTCCTTGTACGGCATCGGGAACAGCCCGTCCTTGAGCTGCCCGCCGATCACCTCGGCGTCGCGCCACTCGCCCGGAGCGATGGGGGTGTCGTCGCCCTTGATACGCAGCCCCTTGGCCTTGAGCCCGCCCGGCAGGTTGCTCAGCGTGCCGGCGTCGATGAGCTGGCGTGTCAGGGAGGTGGCTGCCTTGGCGTGGCCGCCCACCAAGTGGATCAGCCCGAAGCCGTAGAACCCGAAGCCCGGCACGTAGGAGTAGTGGACGAAGTGCTGCTTCTTGGTGCGCTTCTCGTCGCCCTTGTCCCAGTTGCGGTAGACCGACATGATCTGGTCGGTCTCGCGGTTGAGCGTCACCACGTAGGGCTGCGCCAGCAGGTGCTCACCGACCTCAACGCCGAGCCCGTGCTCAGCAATGTCGACGTGCATCTCAATGAACTCGTAGCGTCCATCGTCGATGTTCGACAGCCCGATCTGCTTGTTCTTGGCGTCCTGAATCTCGTCCTTGCGCCGGCCCGGCGTGCCGATGTCAATGTCGCGGTAGAACCCCGCGGCGATGGATGCCTCGATCTCCGCCTTGGTGTAGCGCATGCGGCAGGAGTAGCGCTCTGCCGTCGTCAAGTCTGATGCCCCGTAGGAAATCACGAAGTCTTCAGCGGGCACAAATCTGCTGACCTGCCGACCCAGCGAGCTGTCGAAGTAGACCTTCTTGAACGCCGACCCAGCGACCGGCAGGTTGAACAGCATGCGCTCATGCTCGGTGCGGTACTCCGGCATCTGCTCGGTAAGCCGCCAGTTCATGTCGTTCTGCACACGCAGCGCGGCCTTGTCGCGATCGGCGCTGGGCTTGCCGATCACCTTGGTGCGCACCGGCCCGATGGCAGGAAATGTCTCGGTGATGGTCTCCGATTGGAAGCGCACTACGGCTTCGGACAGCATGGGGTCGACCACCCCACAGGCCCCCTCCCATGGCTCAACGCGCTCCTCGGTCTTGAAGCCCAGCAGCTCCATGCCCTTCTGGTACGTGCGCTCCCACTCCTTGCGCGATCGCAGGTCGGAGTCGTAGAAGTCACGCAGCTCCACCTGCAGCGACGCCAGATCGCCGCTCTCCATCGTCTCGGCGAGATTCAGCGTGTGGCCGTTGATCTTCGTCTCGATGGCGTTGGCCAGCGCCTCTGGGTCGAGCTGCAAATCCTCGCCCGGCGCGTCGTCCACTATCTCAACCTCGATGTCCGGATCCAACTGGTTCTGCATGTCGGCCAAACCCGTCGGCGCTTGATAGATTCCCTTATCGAAGTTCGCAGCCATGAGAATCTCCTAGAGCACTACTGAAAACAGAATAACGCACGCAATGACTATCACTATCATAAGTGTCCCTATAGGGCCTGTTAGCAAGCGCCGCCATGCAACATCAGTAGTACGCCGCTCGTCGTCCATAGAACTGCGATTTGTCATTAAGCGCTCCGTCGGTCTGCAGCGTGAGGAACATGCCTTGCCTGAAGCGCATCAGCGCCATACTGGTGGTATCCACGTCGTCATCGTTCTGTCCATTGGGGAATTGTGCAACCTGCTCGATCAACTCTCGACTCCACCACGTGTCAGGAACCCAGACTTTGCCGCTTCGAACAATGTCAGCCACTGCGTTGAGCCGCGCTATCTTATCCCCCGAACCGCGGTGCGGAGTGTACTCTTGCACGCTCAGCCCAAGGAAGCGCAGCTCCTGATACAACGCACTGCCGCTGTTCTTCTTCTCAACCACGAACGCATCCGGGCTCCAGCGCTCATACTGCTCTATCGCCTTGGCCTTCAGCTCGGGGAACTGCATGCGCGCGTTGATGCGGTCGAGCAGGATGATCTGATTCTCCTCGCGCTCCTGCTCGTTGACGAACACCCCCCATGTCGTGATGGACGTGAAGTCGGCGCGGT